CTGGGACAGCGGCATGGGCATGCAGCACAGGCTTATTGAACTGCATTCGCCGCCGAAGGATGGCGACAGGCTTTTGAAGCCCGCGTACAGCGTGCGCGTGCAGGTGCAGAAGCATAACCCGGTCTGGTCGGAGCGGTTTAACGAACTGCTCATGCGTGCGGCGGAGATCAGTTCTCAGAGCGGCAGACCGATCCCTGCGGACATTCTTGTTAGCATGATTCAGGGATTCCCGGACAAGGGACGCATTGTGCGCATGCTGCAGCAGACCGGCACAATGTACGACCAGATGGCACAGATGGAGCAGCAGATGCAGCAGATGCAGCAGCAGCTTCAGGCAAAGGATGCGGTTATCCGCGCGGATGCACAGGCGATGGGTGCGCCGAGCATCGAACGCATGATGCAGAAACCGGGCGGAAACCCGAACTACAGCGCATTGGCAGAGGCGGCAAGCCCCAACGCTAAAGCGCCTGTATAAGAGAAAGGAGTGTGTGTAACGTATGGCAGATGTTGAAAACACGGTCGCCGCCGAGGAGGCTATGACCATTGAGAATCAGCAGGACAGCGGCGTTGAAGTCGCTGCGGAACAGCTGATGCAGAACATTGCCGGCGCGGAAGAAACGCCCGCGCAGGAAGAAGAACAGGAAACACAGCCGACAGAGGAACAGACCGGCGAACAGGCGGAGGCTAATCCGTATGCTGCCGGGCTGCAGACACTCTATGAGGATGGCTGGACGCAGGAAAATATCGCCGCTCTGATCACCGATCCGACCGCGCTCAAGGAAATGCGCGACGGCAAGACGGTGCGTCAGGCGGCTTTTGCATTCCTGCAAAGAAGCCATGCTGCCGAGAAACCGGCGGCAAAGAAGAGCGTGCCGACGTTCCGTTCTGCGGCAACGAGCGGCGCAAAGGAAACAAACAAGATTGAATCCATGACCAGCACGGAATTTGCCGAGTTCAGCCGCAAGGCAAAGGAAGCGATGATGGAAGGCAAGCTTGTTTCTTTCAAGTAACCATAAAAGGAGAGAAGAACTATGCCGAATAATACCAATATGACTACCAGCACGGGTCTGTCCGTGGGCATGCAGACCTATTACAATCGTGAACTGCTGGAAAACTTTGAGCCGAACCTTGTGCATCTTCAGTTCGGCAAGGAGTATCGTATGCCCCCGAACAACGGCCTGACCATGCAGCTGCGCAAGACGATCCCGATTGCCAGCAACACCACCGCGCTGACCGAGGGCGAGCCGGGTAATGGCAAGCTGCTGGTGCAGACCGAGGTCACCATGACGCTTGAGCAGTACGGCGACTACGCTCGCTACACCGATAAGCTCGATATGGCGCACCTCGACGCGACCGTGCTTGAGTCTACTCAGCTGTTCGCCGACGCCGGTTCCCGTTCCATTGACGCCGTCGTGCGCGATGAGATCGTCGATACCACCACCAACGTCCTGTACGCGGGCGGCAAGACCTCCCGCGCTGCGCTGACCTCTGCGGACAAGATGACCACCGATCTGCTTCTGGATGCGGTGAAGATTCTGAAGAAGAATCAGGCGCAGAAGATCGGCAGCGAGTATGTCGCGATCATTGGCCCGGACGTCTGGCGTCAGTTCTGGGACGATGAGCGTTTCACCAAGGTGACCGAGTATCAGGATCGCGAGAAGGTCTATAACGGCGAGGTCGGCAAGATTGCGGGCGTGCGTCTGGTCGAGTCCACCGAGGCGAAGATCTATGAGGGCGAGGGCAGTAACGACGCGGATGTTGCCGCTGTTCTGGTCGTCGGTCGCAATGCCTACGGCTACACCAGCTGGAAGGGCGCGAACCCGCGCGTGATTGTCAAGCCGTTCGGCTCTGCCGGTACCGGCGATCCGCTGGATCAGATCAGCACCGTCGGTTGGAAGATGGACGGTTTCGGCGTGAAGCTGCTTCAGCCGGAATGGGCTGTCCGCATCGAGTGCGGTATCTAACGTAACCCTGTTTAACAATGCCGGGGCGGATTGCTCCGCCTCGGCTCTTTTTTAATTTAAGGAGGTAGCGCGAAATGGCGATCACCAGTATGAACACCAATACCACGCAGTCCATCAAGAAGGCCAGCGTTGTGCTGGGAGAGAAGTGCGAGGAGACCAAGAAGAACATCAAGGCTCTGGCGAAGAAGCTGTACGGCGAGGCCGAGTTCAAGATGGAGAAGGTCGTTCTGCCGAAGATTCCGGGCGATAAGGACGATGTCATTACCGCGTGGGTCAACGGCGTTCGTTTTGATTTCATGCGCGGCACGACTGCGGAAATGCCTGCCGCTGTTGCCGAAGTTTTGCGCAACGCGGGCAAGATTTAAGGAGGCTGCGTCATGACGCTGGCGGAGATTATGCGGCTGGCTCTGCGCCAGCTTGACGAAGATCCTGCGGACATCGCCGAGTATGACGAACTGTTCCGCATGTGGGCGAATCAGGGCTATCAGATTGTCCTGCAAAACTATTTCAAGCCGCGCGAAACGCTTGAGTTTTCAACAGACGAGAGCGGCGCGGTGGATATCTCGGAAGGGAATATCATTCATATTGTATCGCTGCGCGATGCGCACGGCATGGAAGTGCCGTATGCGATCAGCGAGGACGGCAAGACGCTTCAGACGAACAGGCACAGCGTAACGCTGACTGCCGTATGCGAGGTGGTTTATCCGCCGCTCAAGGCAGACACGGATGTGCCGGAATTCCCGGAGCATGTGCATTCGATGCTTGTTGACTATATCTGCTATAAATATCTGCTGCGCGGAAACGCTGCCAAGCAGAACCGTGCGCAAGCATTTCAGGCAGAATTCTATCGTCAGGCGCAGCAACTCAAGAGCGCGGGTCAGGGCAGCGTAACGCACATGAAGAATCTGTATCTGGTGTCCGACGCAAGATTTACGAGGTGGTAAGGAATGGCAGTCAGAGATTCCGGTTATGAGGGAAGCTTTTCCATTCCCAGCCCGAAGGGCGTGTTTCAGGCGGCGGGCGATACGAACTTCAATGTTGAGTATGCGTATCGTGCGGAGAACATGAGGACGGAACGCGGCTTGCTTGCCACAGCATACGGCACAAGCCGCGCCTTTCCCTCGCTCGGCGCACCGATTGAAACACTCACGCGGTTCTACAGGCGCAATAAGCCGAACGATCCGGACGTATATATCGCCGCTGCGGGCGGCAATATCTATGCGTACACACTCGGCTGGGAAGGCTGGGTCAAGCTCAACGGCGAGGATATGACGTTCCTGTCCAACTGTTGGAGCTACGTAACCTATGAAACGAGCGAAAACGGTGAGACGGTCGATACGCTGCTCATGAGCAATGAAAAGGACGGCATGATTGCAGTTGTCGGCAGCGAACCGATGCGCATTGAGCCGGTTACGCTCAGTATCGGCACAGAGTTCAGGGATGTTAAGTTTGCACACCTTGCGCGGTATGCAGAGCGCATCTGGGGAACAGGTGCGCCGGGCTATCCGGACAGCGTGTTTTATTCAAAGCCTTATGATCCGTTTGACTGGACGGAAGTGGACGATGAGCTTGCCGATCAGGGCGGCGGCAGAATCGATCAGCCGACATGGGACGGCGATTCGTTTGTAGCCATTGAACCGTTCGGCGGATATCTGCTGGCGATCAAGAGGAATACAATCTTTGAGATTCGCGGCACAGATCCGACCAATTTCACGGTCACGCAGGGCTATGGTACGGACGGCCCGCTTCAGGCGCGAACGATCTGTACGGACAGGATGCAGACATTCTTCCTGTCACAGGGCGGTATCGGCGTATACGACGGAAGCTCCATGCGCCTGTTGTCGCGCGATGCGCTGTATGAAACCATGAGAATGCGCATGACCGGCACGGATGAGAAAAGCACGGCATGCATCTGCGATCACAGGTATTTTCTTGCGCTGCGCGTGAAGCAGAATCCGAGCGATGTGATTACGGAGAACAATGCAGTCATTGAGTTCGACATCGAGCGCGGTACGTTCATGATCCGCACGGGTGTGCGCGTTAAGGATTTCTTTGTGCTGGACGGCGCGGTGTATGTTACGCAGGCAGACGAGCCGTATGATGTGCTGAACTACGACGATGAGGAAGCGACGGGATATCTTGGGCTGCCGATCCAGACGCTGTGGGAAACAGGCTGGATGGATCTTGGCAAGGCATACCGCAAGAGCGATTTTGAACTTCGGTTCACAGCGGACGCAGATGCGGACGATGTGCCGCTGGATATCACGATCATTACCGACAGGAAAGAAAAGACAAAGACGATTCTCCTGCACAGGGACAGGCGCGATTATCGCGTCAAGATTCAGCAGCGGGGCGTGCGCGTGCGGCTGCGCATGGAAAGCGGACGCAAGGCAGCAGGCTGGCGAATCTATGGCGGCGTGCAGGTTTTGTACAGCTTGGATGAGGTGTGAGCATGAAACAACCGAGAGTACCGGAATACCGCGAGGGTGAGGGGCTTGGGCGCTACATGCGCACCCTCATCCTTTTTTTAAAGGATTTTGCCATGGACGTATGGCGAACGGTGGATACGCTTGAGAAGCGTGTTAAAGACCTTGAGAAAGCCGAGTGAGGTGAGAACGTATGGCAAGCAAGAAAGATCCGGTTTATGTAGCAAAAAAGTTTGAAGAATCTTCGAGCAAAAGCACAAGCAATACCCAGCAAAGCACGACCAGCAAAAAGGTTCTGGATAATGATCTGCTGGCGGCGATTCTTGGCGGACTGACGCCGAACATGACCGATGAAGAAATTGCGGCGTATGCGGAAAGCCTGCTCAAGCCGCAGCTGAATGCAGGACTTGAAGCGGCACAGCAGCAGTATGAAACGACAGAGCTTGCGAAGCAGCAGGAGATTGAAAACCTTACGGCAACACTTCAGCGGAACATTGCCCAGCAGGAGGGCGCGTATGCGCGGAACATGGCGAATGTCGAGAATGCAGCGCTGGCGCGCGGTATGGGCAGAAGCAGTTATACCATTCAGACGCTGGCGAATCAGGGCAAGAATTATGCCGCCGCCGTGCAGCAGCTGTCCGAGGAGAATGCAAGGGCGCAGAATCAGGTTCAGCAGCAGATCACACAGGCGGCACAGCAGAACGCGCAGACGCAGGGACGCCTGAATACGGACTATGCGGCGCAGCTGGCGGCGAAGATGCAGGAACTGAAGATGAACCAGAAAGCGGCGTATGATCAGAATTATATGACTGCTGTGTCTGCGGCAATGGGCAGCCAGAGCGACATGACGAGCAATACTGCCGGCACACAGGACAGCGTGTCTCTGACCGGAGGCATCAAGCGCGGAGAGGGCAGCAAGTATACCGGCGGCACAAGCGGCAGCGGCGTGAACACGGTGTTTACCGGCAACGTCAAGTACAAGTGATTAGGGGGAATGCGGCGTGACCGAGGAAGAAAAGAAGCGAAGGCAACAGCAGGCAGACCAGCAGAAGAAGCGGCAACAGCAGCAGGCGGCAGCGAAAGCGCGTGCGCAGCAGCAGGACGCACAGGCGGCTGAACAGGCTGTTGCGAACGTTGAACAGGAGAAACCGCAGGAGCCGCTCACTAAAGAGGAATTGAGCTATAAGCAGGGCGTAAGAACTGCGGATCAGACGTTCCTTCCGGGCAAGGCTGTCAAGGTACAGACGCTTGACGAGGTCAAGGCAAATGCCATTCCTGCCGAGGAGCATCAGGCAAAGGTTGATGCCTTTAATGAGCAGGAACAGCGGAGGGCGAAAGAAAAAGAGGACGCCGAGTGGAACACGCTTGTTAATGATGCGCATAAACGCGCAGGCTCTAAGATTGTCAGCGTGACTGCCGATCCTATGCTTGAAGGCACAAGCTTTGCGGAGAACGTCGAGAAGATGGTCAACGCCGGTGAGCTTGATCCCAGTGCGCAAAAAGGCGTAACGCTTGCAAACTTTGAACAGAGTGTTGACGTTGCGAAGGTATCGTCCGTCAGGGATCTGGCCTATATCTCAGCCAGCTGGGAAGATGACGAAACGACTAAGGCGTTCATCGACATGTATGCCGAACATAACGGACTGAACAAGGAAGATCTTTATTATCAGGTCGAGGTTCTGTCCGGCGGCAGAGCGTTTGATCAGCCGCAGAGTGCGCGCGGACAGGCAGAGAAGATCGGCATTTACAACGATGCCGGCGAGGCGCTTGATCTGTCCTCTGCAACGCCGGAGCAGTTCTGGCGGGCAATCGAACTGACGCCGGATGAGGATGACCGCGATGCCCTGCTGGCATGCTATAAGCGGATGTATCCGCAATACTACAGCAAGGGAATGAAGCCGGAATTCATGGACAGCGCGGAATTGACGCAGACGGACTATAACGCGCGCGTCAATGAGATGGATACGTCGTTCACGGTCGGCTATACGGAAGATAACTGGCTGGCATACGGCGATCAGTATGCTTCGCTTCAGAGCGAATATGGAGAAAATCCGCGCATTCTTGCACAGATGAAGCGTGCGCTTGCCAAGTCGTATGAAGAACGTACAGGACGCCGCGCGCCCAGCGATGACGAAATGGACGCGTTGCTTGCACAGGCGGCAACAGAAGCTGATGCGGACGTACAAGACGGCGAAGAAAAGAAGGGTGTTCTCAGCCGCCTTTGGGACGCAACAGGCGGTGCGGTCATCGACGGTATCAAGAATACGTTCAAGGATGATCCGGCAGCACCACGCGCTACACCAGACGTCGATGAAGTGACCGAAAGCGCTGCGGCGGCAGAAGGCGAAGCGGCAGCGGAAGCAGTCGCTTATGCAGCGGGCGGCGGTGGCGGCGGCGGGTCTGCCAGCAGCTATGCGGCAAATAATCCGACGCCTGTGCCGGGCGTTAATCCTTCCGAGAAGGCAGGCGCAGACGCGGCACAGCTTGCAGCAGAAACGGTTGCTACAGTAGCTGAATCTGTTGGAACGCCGACGAGCGCGGGCAGGGTAGCGCAGAACGCACCTGTAGACGCGCAGGAACCGGCACAAGTCCCCGACAATTTGAAGCTTGCTTATGATCCGAACATGTCGGATATTGACGCGTTTGCGGCATGGCAGCAGGGCTATGCTGTGGATGAGCGCAACATGGCAAATATCAAGCCGCTGCTCAGTAACCCGAATGCGATGGGCGTTCTTAACACATCCGGCATTTACGCGGATATTCAGCAGGCGGACGGAAGCAGAAAACTGATTGAGAGCGCGCAGCACTATGGTTATGCCATCTCCGGCGCTATGAGCGTTCTGGACAATGGAAGCCTGCCTGCGGACATGGCGAATGTCGGCAGGCTTGAGCTTGCAAGCATTGTCAACGAGATTGACACAGGCGTAAGGCTTGGAACGATTAATGTGCCGAATGGCGCGAATCAGTATGCTTATGCGCTTGCCGAGGATGAAAACCTCAAGGCACGTGTGCAGGGTATTGCCAATCTGCAAAAGGAAGCAGATGCGGCGTATACCGAGCAGGAGCGTCTTGCCAAAGAAGCGGAAGACGCAATGGTCGAGGATATCCGCAAGCGCGTGACAAGCGGACAGCAGGTGTCTGCTGAAGAACTGAATATGCTGTCGGGCAGGTATTCCAATGAATGGGTCGATCTGAATGACGACGACCTGTATCTGGAATGGAAGCATCGAATGGGCGCAGGCTCGACGTACTACTTCAGCGATGACGGCGCGTTCTGGAACAGCGACAGTGCGGCGGCAGAAGCTGGACGCAATATGCGTATTGCCGGCAGAGGGTACGGCGATTATAAGTCTGCGCTTAAATACGAAACGGAAAGCCTGCTTTCGGAGTATGCGACAGCGGCGCACAGCGTTGGCATGACGCTTGAACAGTATCTTTCCAGTGCCGGCATTGATGATGTTGGTCAGGTGATCGACATTGCCTATAACAGTATGACCGCGCGCGGTAATGCTTATGCGAAGGATACGGAAGCACAGGCGGCAATGGAAGGTACAGCGGAAAGCATCGGTGCATGGAATGCGCTGGGGCTTGGCACCCGTCAGGGCGCGGAAAGCACCGTTGCAGACATGTCGCAGACGCTGTATATGGCGCTTGATGCGGAAGACTATGAGTTTGCTGTCGTTGATCTGCGGCGTGATTATACGCAGAAATACGGCGAAGAAATGGCGGCGATCATGTATCGCAGCGATCTTATGGCGTATGCTGACAGCGGCGCACTGAGCGAGGATGCGAAAGCGGATCTGTTTGAACACATGAGCCGCGCACGCAACATCTTTGAAATCGGATACGAAATCGAACCGGGATTCCTTGAAGGGTTGGCGCGCAAGGGATACAACGCCGTTCAGAAGGACGTAGAAAGGCTTGAAAGCGTTGCGGCAAGGCTGCCCGAGAGTGAGCGCGTCATCTGGAATACTGCGTCCAGTGCAGCAGGAAGCCTGACGGGCATGGGAACCGCTGCGATTGTCGGCGGTGTTTCCGCTCCTTTGCTGGGCGGTGCCGCAGCGTCTGTAGTTGGCAGTACGGTTGCATACGGCATGCCGAAGTTCTCCGAATCGTATGACGATAATTTCCGCAATAAAAAGATGACGCCGGGCATGGCAGCGTTCATGGCGTTTAATGAGGCGGCTGCAACGGTTGCGCTCAATACAGGCAGTACCGGCACGGATATGGATGCGCTCTTTAATGGTACAGGCTATGCGCTGTACAAGAAAGCTCTGCAAAGCGGAAAGCTTGCGCCGATCCTTGGCGCAACGGCGAGAACGTTTGCGGAACGCGGACTTGAAGAGGCCGGCGAAGAATTGATCGAAGGCGGCGTCGGGTTTGGCTTTGACGTACTGTCTGCTCCTGCGGAGCTGATTGCAAGCGGCAGGCCGGTCACGCCGAGCGCGATTTTCAGAAGCGCGCTTGATGCGGCACACGAAACGGATTACAGCGAACTGTTCAAGGAACTGGCTGCTGGCGCAGGCATGGGCTTTGTTATGGGCGGTGTATTCTCTCTGGCAGGTTCTGCCAAGGCATACGGGCAGGCAAAGCGCGGTGCGGGCATGCAGGCAAAGTATGCATCTGTTGATCTGGCAACGCAGATTGCAGATGGCAAGGCTCTGTTCACTGAGGAGAACGCCGGCAAGGTGTATTCCGCGCTTCAGAAGGATCTGCTTGACGCGCGATTCCGTAAGTATATCGACAGCGGTCATGCAGCGGCGCAGGATCAGAAGGCAACACTTGCGGCTGTCATGATGGGTACGGGCGAGGCGGACAGACAGAGCGCGGCGCAGTATGCACAGATGGCGCAGGAACACAGCGAGAAAGCGGAGGCCGCGCGAGAAGCCAGCAACACGGCGCAGGGGCGGTTCTGGGAACTGCGCAACCGTTTGACCGGCGGCGATCTGAGCGCAGAGGTTGAGCTTGAGAGCGCACGCATGCAGTGGCAGAAAGCGGAAACTGCACTCGCGGAAGCGGAGAGTTCTGCCAGCAAGGCGATGACCAACGCGCAGGAAGCCATGAGTACATGGCTCTCGCAGTGCCGTGCGCAGGCAGGACAGATCAAGGCTTGGATGCTTGAGGAACAGGCGAACAAGATTGCCAGCATGCGGCAGGCGGCAGCGGAGGAGCTTGCAAGAAGGTACGAAGCGGAGGAAGCGGAGCGCAATGCGCTGACCACAAATCTTGTGCAAGGCGATGCCGGGACGCAGGAACAACTTGCACTCAACAAGGCGGCAACTGATGCAAATATTCAGACCGCTGAGAATGTTGCGGCGGCTGATGATGGTCGAGCGTATGCAGAAGGCGCGCTGTTTTCGGAAGAAGGCTTTGAAGAAAATGCCGAGGCTGATAATAGCGATGTCGATTCCATGACCGATGAGGAACTTGACAATGAATTTGCCAGCCTGACAACGCAGATCAAAGATGCAGAAAGCCGCGTATCCAGTGTAACGGAGCAGAGCGAAGAACTTGGGCTTGATTCCGACACACAGCAGGCGTTGGCAGATCAGGAGGTCACGCCGCTCAAAAAGCGCATGGGCAGCATCGTAGAACGTGTTACAAATCGATTCAACGAGCTGTTTGATGGCATGATGCAGGCGATTGAGATGGACAACGACGATGCATATGAGCAATTGAGCGCGGAATACGAATCCGTGCAGGCGAGGCTCATGGGCATGGGCGTTGATACAGATGCGCTTATCGCCAAACAGTACGGTATGACCGAGGCTGATCTTGCGAAGGCTGATGCTGACATGAAGGCGCAGGAAGCTGAAGTGGAAGAGAAGGCGGAAAACGAGAAGGTTGAAAAGGTTACCGCATCTCTTGCACGCAGGATGGAAAAGACTGCGGCTGACATTGAAATGATCCAGCCCGCCATTAGTTACTTCAGAGGAACGCCGCTGTTCATCAATGCTTCTCAGAAAGAAAATCTCCTGTCTGCCGATGGCACAAAGACGCTTTCCCAGTTCAACTTCAAGCACGGAACAAAGCTGACCGACAAGGCCGAGAACGGTGCAATGCCGCTTGATGGACACGCTCTGAGCGATATTGCCGCAGAAGCCGCTGGAACGGTTGATGCCGAAAGCGCGCATCCGGAAGAGGAGCTTCTGCGCATCATGCAGACCGGCAAGAAACTGGCTGCGGATCAGAGGGAAGAAAAGCGCGAAGCGAGAGAGATCGAAGAGAAGAAGCGCAAGGCGAAGGAAAAGCGGAAGGAAGAGGTCAGCAAGCTGACTGCAAAGGAAAAAGCGCAAGCTGAAACTGATGCAAAGCAGGACGCGAATGCTGAAACCGACGCGACGCAAAAGGCAAACTCTGCTGTTGATGCGCTCGTCACAAGCGAAAATGCGCCGACCGAAATTGACGAAGCAAATGCTCCATCGACCCCTGCGCAGGCACAGCAACAGCTTTCCAAGAAGGGCAAGAAGCTTGAGAGCAATGCGCTTCGTGCCGTACAGAAGCTGGCTGATGATCTGAACCTTGGTTTCCGTATCAAGAGCGATGCGCGATTCCAGAGCGCGGATGCTCAAGTTGGCAAGGGCGTTGCGGGCTATTACAAGAACGGTCAGCGCAATGCTATCGTTCGCAGCAAGATAGCTGGCAGACTGGATGTATCCGGGCACGAGGTTGGTCACGGCTTGCAGGAACTGATGGGTATGCAGTCCACGCAGAAGATGATCGACAGCTGGAAGAAGCACTTCCCGAATACGGGCGCGTACACTCCTGCTCAGTATGATCACGAGGCGTTCGCCGAGTTCTTCTGGCGTTACCTCACAGGCAGGGATGCGGCTGTTGCCTACACGGACAGCGATACTGTTGATGCGTTTGAATATGCGCTTCGGCAGAACAAGAAGATTCGCAAGGCTGTGCTGAACGCGCAGAGGAGCGTTGCGCTGTACTACAACAGTTCTGACACCAGCGCGAAGATTGGCGCGAACATCGTCAGCACGGCTGACGCGAACAAGAAGAGCAGTCCGTTTGCCCGCACAGCAGAAGCGTGGTTTGTTGATGATACTGCGGCGGTTGAGGATTTCCAGAATGTTATCCGCGAGAGAATCGGCGAAGGGCATCTCCCGTTCGATCTGAACCTGCGCGATACGATCCGATACAATCGCAGAGCATCTTCTCGCGCGGCGCAATGCATCGGCGAGGCGATGGTCGATAATAACGGCGTTATTATTGACGAGAGCTTGACGGATGTGTTCAGCGAAATCAAGGGAAGCGATTACGACCTGTATATGAGGTGGTGGCTGGCACGGCACTCCATCGACAGGGACAATCGCAAAGGAAGCAAGGGTCAGGTCTTTGACGAGAATGCTCTCTCGACCAAGGAACGCACCGACTTCATCGCTGAAACCGAGCTGGCGCACCCTGAGTTTGAACGCACGAACGAACGTTTCCAGAAGTGGCGCAGGAGACTGATGGATACCTATCTCGTTGAAACCGGCTTGATGGGCGATCCCAAGAAGGCGAGTGCGCTTCTTGATATGCTTGAGCAGATTTATCCGTACTACGCACCGACAAAGCGTGCTGGCAAGGGGCTTGGTTCTGCGGTATCCCGCGGCGTTACAGGCCAGAGAAAGTACGCGATGCATGAAGCGACGGGCAGCACCGAGGACATCATCGATCCGTTTGAATCGTTCGTCGGCATGGTGAACGGCATCGTCTCGATGGCGGCGGAGAATGATAATAAGGTCAAGTTTGCCGAACTGTACGATGCTTTCGGAAGCCGGAATCCGGGCGAGATGGGCGCGGGCGTTGGTATGTTCGCCAACGAGATTACGCAGGACATGCAGAAGAACGCTGTGGATCTGACGGCAATGCGCGAGAAGATCGAAAAGATGCTCGACGATATCGACACAGACCCGGACGTGATCATGCAGATCAGCGACATCATCGGCGACGAAAAGGTGCAGTACAAGGGCAAGGGACGTGTTGACATGAATAATGTCATCAGCGTGCGAGATGCAGACGGTAATGACAGGTATTTTGAAATCTATAACCCTGAGATGTTCAAGCTGCTTTCCAGCGTGAGCGGTCAGGGCGCAAGAGATCAGAAGACGCTTGCACAGACGGCCAGCATGCTTACGCGCGCAATGTCTATGCTGACAACCGGCAGCAATCCTGTATTCGGCATTACGAACGCCATGAGAGACTTCCAGAACAGCGTGAACTACGGCAGCTGGGCAACGAGCTATATTGACGGCGCGGCGAAGTGGCTGGCAACGCTCAAGGATGTTGTTACCAATTCTGAGGTTTCTCAGGAATATGACAGGCTCGGCGGCGGCGGTTGGTCGCAGTATGATACCAGAAGCAAGAAGAGCGCAGACCGGATCAAGAGCGAAGTATTCAAGGGGTACAATACCAAGAACATCGGAAGCATCGGCAGAATGGCTGGGCGTGCGATCTGGCGCGTAGCGACTATGGAAGATCTGAACGGCTGGATTGAAAAGACGAGCCGACTTGCCGAGTATAAGTACGGCAAGCATGACAGAACCACGGCAGAAGGAAAGATTGAAGCTTTCCTCGCCGCGCAGGATGTGACAACGGACTTCGCCCGTCGCGGCAACAGCTTGCTTGTGCGCGACCTCAAGAGCGTTGTCCCGTTCTTCAACGCATCGCTCCAAGGTATCTACAGAAACGCACGCCAGTTTACTGCGCAGGAGAGTGACCGCGCCAAGGTTCGTCTTGCAAAGCAGATTACGAATACTGCGCTTGCAAGCCTCTTGGCTAACAGCCTGTTGATGGAGTTCCTCGACGATGACGAGAAGGAAGAGTTCACTTATCTGAACCCCGACCTGACGGCGAAGCATATGTTCCTGCCGAACTTTGCGCCTGACATTCTCGGTGATGCAAGCCTCATTCGCATCCCGCTTGATCAGAATCCGATTTCCTACGCTGTCAATGCAGCGGTATCGAACATGGTCTGGAAGGGCGAAACGGGTGATGAGTTCCTTGTTGAAATGGCGGCGCTTGCCGATGTGATTATGGACAATCTGAACCCCGTCAGCAGCACGATCCTCGATCCGATGGTATCTGTCATCAGCAATAAGAACTGGTACGGGAGCAAGATCGTTCCGACGTATCTGGAACAAGAAAACGAGATGAATCAGTATACAGAGGATACTCCACAGGTGTTTGTTACGGCTTCGGAAGTTCTTGATGGCTTTGGCGTTGAGATCAGCCCTATGATGCTCCAGTATCTTGCACAGCAGTATACCGGCTATATCGGACAGACGGTCCTTCCTGCTCTTCCGAGCGAAAAGAATAAAAAAGGTATTCTCACGGGTATGTGGAACTCTCTCGCTGCAACTGCGCGAAACAGGGTGACGAGCGACCCGCTGAAGTCGAACGACATGATCAGCATGGTTTACGACAGCATTACCGATTTGACGCAAGTTTCCAAGACTGGCAAAAAGAATGTTTATCGCGAACTTAGCTATCTGAACCCCGCTCTCAGCGACCGAGACAGGGGGCGCGCTATCGACGAGGCGTATGATCTTACCCACAAGGGCGGCGCACTCTATGACGCGAAGAAGGAACTGACCGAACTGGATGACGAGATTGACATGATCAATGCCGATGACAAGCTTTCGGATGAGCGCAAGCAGGAACTGATTGCCAGCATTCGCCGGGAGAAGATCGAGATTGCACTCGACGTGAAGGAAATCATGGACAATTACAATGTGCGTTACAAGTACGAAGGTATCCTGCCGAGATGGTTTGCCAAGCAGTTTTATAAGTGATAAGGAGGAATGCTCATGATTAACGCGAGTTTTTCCAGTACCGGGCGTGATGCGACCATCAGCGGCGCGTACCAGTACGACACAGGTCAGCGGCTCAAGATGTATGGTCTGCCCTCTCCGTCTGAATTGGCGGAGAGGGATGACTTCCTCTCCGGCGACGTGGTGACCGTGCAGGCGCAGTTCGGATTTACCGGCGACAGCCAGACGGAATCGAGTATTGCCGAATGGGTTGAGGATGAGGAAGGCAACGGGTACTGGCTGGCTAAAGTGCCGGACGTGTATATGCTGAAGAATCAGGATGTGCATGTATATGTATACGTCAGCTACGGTCAGACCGAAACGAGCATGCGCTCCAAGACGGTATATGAAGCAGTGTTCCGCCCGATCAGCAGACCTGCGCCGCAGACGGGCGTGACACCGGATCAGACCAATGCATGGGACAGGCTTGTTGCCGAGATTAATCTTAAGCTGACAGAAGTTGGCACAGCAATATCTGGCGCAAATGCCGCGAAGGAAGAAGCACGGGCAGCTGCAAATGCGGCGAACGATGCAGCGGAAGAGTCGGAACAGAGAGTCAACGAGTACCTGTCGTTTCTTGGCAGGACGGATGTTGCTGTCGAAAGGATTGAAGACCCGTATGCCGAACCATCTGTTGATGTGACGGACGAAACGGACGAAGACGGCAATGAATACAAGCTGGTGACGTTCAGTCTGCCGCAGAGCGTGGTGACGGTCAATGGTCAGGCGGCGGACGGGAACGGCAACATCACGCTGACACCCGAGCATGTTGGCGCGATGCCCGCCACACACCAAACGGTGTTTGAATTCACGACGACGATCCCGGCGAACATGAATGGCTCGGAAGGCGTCGCGGTGAATGTTGCAGGCGTGCTTGCGGCAGACCGTCCCGTCGTGGATATCGATATGGCTGTCGTGGAAGCAGAAGACCGTGAAGTCACGCTTGAGGCGTGGGCGAACATCCTTCGCATCAATGCGGGCGACGGAGTCATCGGGATTATCTATGCCGGGGAGACGAGCGTTGCCATCCCGATCAGACTGCTGTGCGTGAGGTGATGAGATGGGACAGGCTTATCTTGTAAGACGCGGGGGAGGCAATCTGCTTAACTTCAGCGTGGTCGGCGGGACTGAACAGCCCGCCGCGCCCAAGGAAAACACAATCTGGGTCAACACGGCGGAGATTACGAGCTGGAGCATCAGCCCATTCGACATCGAAGATGTAGCAGAAGATCTGTATACGGGCGACATCGGCGTGCAGACGGGATACTACCTTAAAGCGGACGGCAGCACGACGGCACAGTCTGTATGGAGAATTGAAGGCCCGTTCCACCTGCCGAATGGAACAAAGAGCATCACAGTCGCCACGGGATCGACTTCATCTACGTACCCAAATCATGTATTCTACGACTCGTCCGGTGCGGTCATATCGGGCGCTACCCGCGCCACCGGCATAAACACTTACGCTGTGCCGGACGGGGCTGTAAGCGTGAAACTGAGTCTGCATACGTCTGACACACCTTCTTTGACGGCGGTTCATCCGATTGAGGCTGAAGAGGGTGCTGTGCGAATACTGACAGGGGCTTCGTTCGACCTCAAATTCAACGCGCTCAAGAAGGAGAGTCTGATTGTAGCACCGATCCGTGGCCTGATCTACAAGGACGGTTCGTGGGTGAGCGTGGACATTAAAGTCTATCAGGATGGCGCGTGGCATAGTGCTATGCTTTCCCCGATCAAGGACGGTGTTCTCGCCCATGAGATGCAGGTTCGCGGCGGCAGCTGGGCGAGTGGTGATGATTATTCGTCCAACAACCCTGCTCTTACACAGGAAGCTGGTTATGTGAAGTTTGCTGGCACGAAGACCGGCTACGGCATGGCGTACATCGAAAACGTTGACCTTACCGGCATGAGCGAGCTGGTGATCGAGGGAACATTCACGCCGAAGGATTATGTGCGGCTCTGCGTGTGGTCGCAGCTGGGTACATACCTTGGCAGCTATGTTGTAGCGTACGCAAAGATCACCGAAACCGGCGCAAGAATCGATCTGTCGGCAAGCTCACTTGAGGGTGCGCACATCATCGGCTTTACCAGTCAGGCGTCGTACGTTCAGCAGATTACCAATTTTTATCTGAGGTGAGTGCATGACAGTTTATATCGATAAAGACTTCAAATGCCATGCCGCTCCTGCGGACGGCCTGACGGCGGTCGATGCTGCATTCTTTGATGGCATGTGCGAAACGCTGATCGAATGCTATCGGTTCGTGCCTGTCGGGCAGAGCTGGACGCGCGGCGATGGCGCTGCGTTCGCGGGCGAGATGGCCGTCCCGTACAAAGACACCACAGCGGCGATCCTTGTGCAGACGCAGTATGATCTCATTGCGAACAACGCAGGCGACTATGTGGCTGCATATGAAGAGGGGGTGCAGAGCGTATGAGGCAGATCTTTTACGAGCTGGGGCGAAAAAACGCCCTCGCTCTCCGTGAGACGGCGCATGCCATGACCGGCACGGAGATCATCGACAGGGAGCAAGATGCGCCGCTGTTTGATTGCCTGAAGGACTACTCCGCATTTCCTGCGGGCAGCCCGGTCAGGGATGGCGGTCAGGTGTGGTTGCTGATTCAGCCGCACAACGCAGCTAACTACAGCGGCAGACCGGCAGACCTTCGCGCTCTGTGGGGGCTGGCGCACACGACGAATCCCGCCAAGGCCAAGGCATGGGTCGCGCCCTACGGCACAAGCGGCATGTATATGACCGGCGAATGCTATAAGGATGATAACGGCGCGGTATGGCGTTGCCTTAACGATAACATGGTCTATAGTGCGGATGTGTTGCCGAGTGCTTGGGAGGTCGTGAAGTGATCAAGGCAAAGGACGCGATTAAGATTGCGCGGTCGCTCATCGGCACGCCGTACAAAGAGCTTGACTGCATCAACCTGATCAAGAAGGTGATCCGCACGGCACCGGGCGGCATGCCCAATTACACGACAGCAGGGACGAATACGTTATGGCGAAGCTATGATTCTTCGCCGAAGTATCGTGATCTGACATGGCGGCAAATGGGGATTGCCGGCGCAGAGGCTGGCATGATCGCTTTCAAGGCGACGGGCAACGACTGGCATCATGCGGGCATCGTGACCGGCGAAGGAACAGTTGTTCATTCATCCAGCACACAGGGCGGCAGGGGCGTTGTAGAAACGCCTCTGCTTGGCTCTGAGGGGTGGACACACCTTGCTGTACACAAACACATAGAGCCGGAAGAGGGAGCGGCAGAAGGGCAGGAAACGGCTGTGGAAGCATACAAGGCGAAGGTTACGCTCAACAGCGGCGTGCTGAACGTGCGCAACGAACCGGGCGAGGGCGGCGACATCATCGGGCGGCTGAACGATGGCGCGACCGTCGAGGTGCAGACGGAGTACGACAACGGCTGGAAGTTCGTCACATACGGCGACAGCGGCAGCGGATATGTCAGCGGCAGATACATCGAGCGCGTTGAGGAAACAGAAGAGCCTGTCGGTCGTGTACAGCTTGTGCTGACGGATTCTGAGGGGAATACATGGATGCCCGTCGGCGAATATACTGCCGAGCTGCGTACCGTGTCGGACTGACGAAAGCAGGAGGACAGGCCATTGCAGAACCCGATTAAAGTAGCCGTTGAGTGGATTGCTGATGCGCTCATCGAAAAGATCACAGAGTCGGTGGATAAGATCAACGCACGGCTCGACCGCCTTGAGCATCTGCATGAGCAGGATTCGGCGGCTTTGGAAGCAGACCTTGCCATGGTGGATGACCGTATCTGCACAATGATCGGCATCTGCTGCAAACGCGGGTATACGACCGCTGACGAGCGCAGGCGCGTGACCAGACTGCATGACGCTTATAAAGCGCGCGGCGGCAATCATGGCGAGGAAAATGAGTATGCCATCTTCCTGACGCTGCCGACGCAGGAAGAGTATGAGAGAACGAAAGGAGAATACCATGAAGAACATTAACTGGAAGGATGTATTCGTCCGCGCGATCAAGACCTTCGCAGAAGCGTTTATCGCCTGCGTGGGCGCAGAGGTTGCGGGTATGGATATCTTTGCCATCGACAAGAGCATGTGGGCTGCTGTGGGCATTTCTGCCGCCGCTGCGGGTATCTCCGCTGTGTGGAACGGCATGATCGAGCCGGTTGTTAAGCCCATGCTGCCTGACAAGTAAAGGAGGGGATGCCAGATTCTGAAGCTTGACCATTGCCAGCCATTGATGGACTACTATCTTAGAAACTGTAATTTTACCGACACGGAACGCACCATTATAGAGATGCGGAGGAGGGGCGCATCTTTGGTGGGCATGGCAAGGAAGCTGAACTACTCGTCAACGAGCAGCGTCAGCGACCGTCTGGCATCCATCCGAAAAAAGATGGAAGAATTGGATAAGATCAAGCCGTATTCGGCATGATAAAAGGCTGGGAACTGCGTAGGTTCTCAGCCTCTTTTTTTGTTATCCTCCAATCACAGATAAGGCCTGTCTGAATTTCAATCTTGATTGGAGGATGATTTATGGAATATGCATCTAAGGGCGTTGCCGGAGCTGGTCTGGGTCTTGGCATCGCGGGTACTGCGCTTGGACTGATGGGCAACAACGTTCTTCCGGGCCTCTTTGGCGGCGGCTGGAACAATGGCTGTGCGGCTGTGTGCAGCGACAATATGCCTGTCAATCGCTATGAGCTGGATCAGCAGAAGAGGATTAGTGACCTTGAGGCTCAGGTCGCTCTGCGCGACGCCAGTATCTATACCGACGGCAAGCTGAATGATCTGCGCAATTATGTTGACGGCAAGTTTGCTGCCGTGAACGATAAACTCTGTGCGCAGGCTGTTCACAATGCCACCAGCGATTCTGTACTTGGCTGTATGCAGGGGCAGATTCAGCAGCTGTACAGTCTGACGAAGCTGGTCGTGCCTAACACCAGCGTCTGTCCGGGCTGGGGCAATGTGACGATCACGCCCGCCGCTGCGGCGACCACCACTACGGGGGCGTAACGCATGAAGACGGTTGACCAAGTCAGCCGCGGGGTGGCGAACTTCTTCGACGAGGAGGTTCGCCCTTCCCTTACGGGCGGCAAAGCGATCCTTTACGGAATCGCCGTGGGCAGAGTGGCGGCGAATGCGCAGAACCTGATCGATCAGTATGCGTCGATCCTTGTACCGCTTGGGCTTGTCAGTGACGGAAAAATCGATATTGAAGGGCTTGCCGCCGAACTGCGGACGCAGATGCAGAGGAACGGTGGTCAGCTGTCTTTGAAGGTCATGAGCGACGAATTCATTTTTAAGCCGCAGGATGTCGACAATCTTGTGCGCTTTATCGAAAGGGCGTGATGCATTGAGCGTGATGAAGGATATGCTGTCTGTCGTGATGGATGGCATCAAGGACGGCGAGATGCTTGCCAAGTATGCAGAGATGGCAATCGAACACAAGGCAGACAAGGGTATTACGAACTGGTTCATCTCAAGAGCGCAGAATCGCGCAAGCATGGCGGAGCGCGACTGGCACGATGTGCATGAGCATATCAAGGCCGAAAAGCACGACGAGGAGATGGTCGAAGCTCTTGAGTGCCATGTGGATCGCTGGCTTGAAAATCTGAAAGATCGGGTAAGCAGGCTGTAAATAAAAAAGAGCCGCAGAGAAATCTGCGGCTCTTTCACACGCAAGGCTATGTTTTGCTGTTGCATAACTTATGTCTGCTGTTGCATTTTGCTGTTGCATCGCTGTTGCATAATCGCTATTTTCTATTGACATAAACCGTCAATAGATTGACAGAAAGTGTCAATAAATCATGGAAATGCACACGTTTTTTTCTAAGTATTGTTAGAAAAATTAAAGGGAATCAAGCAATAGCTCAATTCCCTCTATGGTGCGGTAGATGGGACTTGAACCCTCAGAAAAGATATTCGGCATATAGCTTTTCTACCCCTCTGTTGCATGGCATGTTGCATATCAAGCCATATTATAGGCGTCAAGGACGTTTCGTGTATGGG